GCTTCCAGGTATTGGCCGATTGGAATGAACCAATCAACCACGAATGACCAGGGCATTAACTCCCAGGCGACATTCTCTGGATTCAGCAGTCCGAGGACCGCTGGCGTGGACATCTTCTCATCCACGTACAAGATATACTGCATCGTCTCATATGTAGTAAGCGTATAGGAGATATGATCCGGAGCGCAATGCACCGGATTTCCATCTACCGTCTTAACCGTCACACGAGACTTCCTCGATCCCGCCTTAACCTTTTGGCGGAATGGGGCCGTTAGCTGATGAGCTAACATCTGGGCCGCCGCCTCTGCATCTTTCAACAGAGGTAGCCATCCGTACTGGAGTTCCAACCAGGCGGATCCCACGGTCTGCCTGGTGAGGGCTTTCGCCTTCCAAGCTTTAGTCCCAGCAGCGCTCTCACGAGCTGTGCCCGTGACTAGTATATTTGCCGCATGGGCAATGTTACCAGTACGTACTGACTTCATGGCTCGGTAAATCCGAGTTGCGGAGTCAGCAATGAGACCGAGAGTCTGATGACCCTCGCCGAGAAACACGGACATATTAAAGTCCGACCCAACTAGCTTCTCACGAAGCTTCCCAATTATCTTCAGCCGGTCGTTCTCACCCATCGCGAACGATGAGTAATTCGTCCCGTCCGAATGTGTTACATTCGTAGCGAGACTATTCGACCAAGTACCCACACCCGGTAGGGCATAGGTGCTGCAGTCGAACTCACGTGTTTTGTACACGTAATGCTGACGATGGTTCCGATAATGCATCTCATAGTTATGAGGTGCGTTCGAAACACGCTTGGGGGGGCGTGCGTTAACACCATGGTTTGGATTGATCTTATACGCCTTACCGTCACGGTAAATGTAATAGATCGGTTTTTTGATGTAGACCGCTTTAGGGCGATCCCCACCTACCCACGTTTTATAGTGGACCTTATCCAAAAGGCCATAAGTGCCGCTGCTGTTCCAACTGCCAGTGGTCATTTCATACCCCTAACAGTTAAGCCACAGGGTGGCATACTCCCTTCCCAGGGAGTTTCACAGGTGCATATCCACACCTGAGCATCTGTGTCAAGCCACTGACAACGAGTACTTACGTCCCAACCCGGATTACTCCGATAGGTCGGGGCGAAGTCCATACTTGCGTACGGACTCAACTCGAGTGGAAGATGACGTTTATACGACCAGTCGTTTGAGGCACTTTGGGCAGTACCAGGTCCTGAAGAACCCTTTTCAA